CTGCTAATGCTGCTCCAGGATCTGTAAACACTGCTTCTAATAATGCTCCTGGATCTTGAACTAATTCTACATTTGCAGCAACTTCAGCAGTAATAATAAGTGCCTCTCCTGATTCAGACACTCTAACTTCAACTGGAGTTTCTGCTGGAAGATCAGAGTAGGATACGCCTGATGCCTTTACCTCTGCTGCAGAAATAGATTCTCCTGGTTTTAGATTTTCTACAAGAGATGTCACAACTGCTGCGACTTCTTCTTTGGATAACTCTTTTCCTGCTTTTGCTTCTTCAGCAATCTTTGCAAGTTTTTCTTCTTCGGCTTTCTTTGCTTCTGCTTCTGCCTTTATTTTATCAGCCTCAGCCTTTGCTTTGGCTTCTTCAGCAGCCTTTTGCTCTGCTAACTTTTTAGCATCTTCTTCTGCTTTAGCCTTGGCTTCTGCTTCAGACTTTAGTCTTTCTGCTTCTGCTTTTTCAGCATCCTCTTTTGCCTTTGCATCTTTTTCTGCTTGAATTCTTGCTTCTTCTTCTGCCTTTAATCTTTTTTCTTCAGCAATCCTAGCATCCTCTTCTGCCTTTAATCTAGCCTCTTCTGCAGCCTTCGCATCTGCTTCTGCTTTCAATCTTTTTTCTTCAGCAATTCTGGCTTCTTCTTCTGCTTTGGCCTTTGCTATTTCTGCAGCAATTCTCTCTTCTTCGGCTTTCTTTGCAGCAGCCTCTGCTGCTTGTCTTTCTGCTTCAGCCTTTGCTGCTGCCTCAGCAGCGATTCTATCTTTTTCTGCTTGAACTCGTGCTGCTTCTATGGCAGCAAGTCTATCTTGTTCTGCTTTTTGTGCAGCCAGTTCTGCAGCAACCCTATCTTGTTCTGCTTTAATTCTTGCTGCTTCTGCAATTGCTGCTTGTCTTTCTGCTTCAACTCTTGCAGCATCTGCTGCTATTGCAGATTGTCTTGCTGCTTCCGCTTCAGCCTCAAGTCTTGCTGCTTCTTGTTGTGCTGCTAATAGGGCTGCTGCTTCTGCTTGAAGTCTTGCTGCTTCTGCTTGTCTAGCAATTTCTGCCAGCCTATCTATTTCTGCTAATCTTGCAACCTCTGCCAACCTTGCAACTTCTGCAAGTCTTGCGTTTTCTGCATCAATTTCTGCTTGCTCTGCAGCAATTTCTTCTGCAGTTTTACCAATCTTAAGTGTTACAACATTTGAATTCTCAGAGTATACTTGCTGTGTATCATTGTCTGATCTAACACTAAACGACCAAACGGTTCCACTTGGCTTTAATTGTTCTAATAGTGAGTGAGGAATCGTTACAGTTGTATTGAGAGCATTAGCATCTCCAACATTACCTGTTGCAATACCCCAGCCATTACCTGGAACAGAAAAAGAAATAGCATACCTTTCTGGCTGAGTATTGCCAGTGTTAGGTGCTTCCCAGGTAAGAACAGTGGCAGTTGCACCATCAACTACAGTTAGATTTCTTGGTGGACCGATTGTCTTAACTACTGGTGCTGCTTGAGAGGTGAATGCTGATGCTGGAATAATTTCCATAGATCCAGATTGATCCCAGTGCAAAAATACGTTTGCTCCCCCACCATTCTCATAATACATTAACTGTATAGATTTTGGAACTCCAGCCGTAAAAGGTATAGGAGAACTAGCGGTCCCTCCGCCACCCTTATCAAACCAATCATCTGCTATCAAAACGCCATCTATATATAGTCTAGTTCCATCATCTGCTGTTGCTAAAAATGATATATTTTGGGTTGTATTGCTAAGAATTGATCCTGTAAATACTACAATCACATCCTCTGATGGGCCACCAAGTACTTGACCAGACCCCCACTCAAAGTTTACATTTGGTACATTGATTGTTCTTATTGGAGAGGCTCCCTGTGGTATATAAGGGGCATTATTTTGACCATTAACGCTATAGACCCTAGCGGTTAGAC